CACGTTTCCTAGTTGTAGGAGCTGGTGGTTGAGTCTGCGCCCACTTAGCGAATAGGTTGCCCATCCAGCGCACGTCTTTGGTCATCTGGTCACGAACTTGCTTGGAAATTGCAGCAATGAAAGCAGGATTATTTACCAAAGCCTGAGCGATGTCGGCAATGTCAATTTCAATAACATTATTTAGTTCAATGTCACCGTCTAAATTTGAAGAAAACTGGCTCACCATTTACCGCTATTCGATCTGACCGTTGCCTTGTTGTTAATAACAACTTTTTTAGGGGTTAAGGTTGTTGATTGATGATAATCAAACGGAACAGGAGTGTTCTTAAATAAAGCATTATTGGTAGCAGTCGGATTAAAGGTGAATGCTCCAAGAGTGGCTTTGGCTAGTGAAGTAAACTCTTGATTGAAAGAGTTAGCAATTCCACCAAAGATGTCTTTTACAGCTTGACCCTTACCACCGGTTGCCGCCGTTCTGCCTTTGTAATTTCCAGTGAGCAAACCAGTAAGCGTGTCAAGAACACCAGTAGCAAACTTAACGCCAGTAATAACCCAGGGCAAACCTACGGTTCCAAGTTGTATTAACGCATTGTTAAGTGACTGTTGGAATACTTTAATCTGTTGAGCCGGTGTCATTAAGGCTTGCTGTGTCTGTTGCGCTAGTGATTTACCACCAGCTCCGGTTAAGTTCTTTTGTGCAGCGGCTAAGTCATTTAGGTTCTTAATTAAAACCGATGCAGTGCCGGCTCCGGTTGATCCAAATACGGCCTGAGTAATTGCGCTTAATGGTTGGCCTGATTCTTGTGCTGCTTGCTTAATCTGGTCAAGAATGCCAGTAATGTTTCCAACTCGAAGGTCTTTAGCAAGGTTTGCTTGGCTTAGACCAACTCGTTCAAGACCCTGTGCGTAGGAAGTTAACTTGCCCTTTGAGTCTGTTAGCGGCTTTTGCAGGTTTCCAAGAGCGTTGGCGAATGAGGCAATAGAGCGTGTTGGCAGTCCGACCTTGGCAAACTCTGCGCCTAAAGGAATAATTGTTTTAAGACCTAATCCGTATTTAGCCAGAGCAACACCAACTCGACCAGAAAGCATTTGTTCTTCTGCTGAAAGTCCACCGACAAAGTCTTGTGAACCCTTAACCAAAATACCGGTCAACTTGGCTACATCCATACCCTTTGTAACTTGCAAGGTCTGAGCTGCAACAATGGCCTTTGTCGTGTCGGCAACAGAAGCGTTAGTAATAATAGATGCTTTAGCTGCGTTGTTAAGAAGAGTTGTAGCAGCAGCACCTTTGATGCCGGCTTGTTCGATTGTTACAGCGCCTGTTGCAAGGTCTGAAGTAGTAACACCAAGAGAAGATGAAATGTTAAGAATAGATTGACCAAGTTGGTCGGTCTGTTCTTTAGTCAAACCGGCTTGCAGTTTAACTTTGTCCATTTGCTCGTTAAACTTCAGAGCAGCGTCAACGGCGTAAACACCAACGGCTGCGGCAACACCAGCAGCACCAAAGGCAATAGTCTTGGCAGATAATCCAAATAAACCACCAGTTGTTTCAGAAGCAACGCCGAACTCAGTCATCTTGGCTTGCGCCTCAGTCATCTTGGCTGTGTATTCTTTGGTGTCGGCTATGAGTGTTGCAATTACAGGAGGTAGAAATGACATTATTCTTGGGCTAAGCGCCACTCCTCCTGAGCGATTCGGTTGATTTCTTCGTAACTGTTCTTAACACCAGGCTTCATGTATGGAAACTCACGTGACCTTGATGTGCCGTATTCAACAAATCCTGCGTACTGAACTGATGGGCCGGTGTCCGATTGCCAACGACCAGTGCCAAGCGATTTTACTGATTGTGTCCTAATAGAGTTGCGCAGGTTGCCAGAGCGTTGTGTTGGCTTAGGTGGTACGGCAGGGTACTTAGGAGCGCCCTGATAGTAAACCCGACCAGATTTGGAGACTCGTTGTGATCCGCTAGGTCGAGCGCGGAACTCTTCTTTAGCCATGCGCTCAATAACAAGTGCGCCTTTAGTAACAATGTTGCGAGCTGCGGCATCGGACTTAACTATGTCAAACCTTAATGCCTTGTCAAACTCACTAATGCCGGAAATGATTATCTCACTAGCCACGTTGAGCCTCGTTCATGGTGTTGTCAATAGCAATAAGCCAGTCTGTTACTTCTTTGGGCTGGTTCATAAAATCTTCGTGTGACCCACCGAATGTCTTGCGAAACTGATACTCACGAAACAGGTTGTTAACTTCTGCGTCAACTTCTGAGTCTTTACCCTTTAATGCTGCCTCCAGCCGCGCTAGTCGGCGATAGGGGCTTTTGGGTCAATGTCTGGCGAGAAGTCAGGGGTCTGGTTGTACTCGTTTGCGCAGGCTTCAGCAAGTTGTTCAAAGACATTCTTAGGCAAGTCAAGCGCAGAGTCAGCCGTAGGCAAGTCGCCTAGTGACCACTGCTTAACCATTCCAGCAATTAGTTCTGCTTGGTAGCCGTCAAGGTTGTTCTGATCCTCGTCTGAAATGTCAGAAAAGATAGTCCATGTCTCAGGGTTCTTGTCGTCAAATCCGAGGTTAGTGAGTTTCGCTGCGGTTCCAGCCGCCTTCATGTACGCACGAGAGATTTTGCGAGCTGTGCGCTCAGAAACTTCTTCTCGTGAATACAAGATGGCTGACTGATTGTTTGGAAGGTTTATTGCTGGCATTTTATCCCCTTTGGGTTATTTAGTAAGCGGTTGCGACTGCGTTGACAATCGTTGCCTGAACTGGTGAGTAACCAGTTGTAGCGTCGGTTGCGTTTGCGTTTGCAGTAAATGATACTTCAACTTCGGTGTATTCCTTACCGCGTGTGCGCTTGACATCGTGGAACTGAACAGCAGACAATGTGAAGGCAATGCTGTGGTTCGTTGAAGACGTTGTGTCGTTAGGGTCAGTCATGGTGATAGTCATGGTCTGTGGTGAGCGTGTAAGTGCCTCGGCAGCAGATCCAGTTGACCAAGCGTCTGCGTTTGAGTTTACGATTGCCGTGAACTTGCCAGTCACTTCAAGAGGCCCAGCAAAGTTAGTCAAAGGAGCCTGAGTTCCCATTGTGAAAATTGGCTGTGTCTTGCGAGCAAGCATGAGTTCACCAGTAGAGATGTAGGTCAGAGCTGCGCCTGAGTTAATTCCGCTAACTGTGATTGAAGTATCCCAGGCAGGAATCATGTGTTCGGTTGAAAACGAAATGGTTGTGAACGGAGCAGGTGCGCTTGTGTATGAAGTGTATGGGTTAGCAAAGAACTTAACTGTTGCGTCTGCTGCTGCTTCTGCGCCAAAGGTGATGTTAAGACTGTCAGCCTGTGCGCCAGTCATTACAAACTGGTTAGCACCGTCAAAGTCAAAGATTGAGTATGACTGTGGCTGTGAACCGATAGAAGCGTTGTTCAAAAGCTTGATGTTGTGCGTGTAGACAGTTGAACCAGTAACGGTGTCTGTGCCACCAAGCGTTGCCTTAACAAGGTTTCCAAAGGTGTCAGCAAAGAGGTAAAACTTAGCGTCGTACTCGTCGTGACGTACACCTTGAACTTGGTCGTAGACCAAAGTTGGTGAGCCTCGGAACGCTTCGTCTCGCAAAAATGTCTGCTGAGGCGTAATTTGAGGCCCGGTAACCGGGATGTAAACCGGAGTTCCTCCTGTTGGTAGGGTTCCTCGTGTCGCTTCTACGACAAGACCCATATAGCTGTTGGCGGATAAAAAGGCCATCTGAGGCGCTCCTTAGTTAGTGGTTGGTGTTGCGGTTGATGTGTCGGTTGAAGCCTCTACAGGCGCTTCTGGGGGTGTTACAGGGGCCGTTGCTGATGAAGTCCAGCGACCATCGCCAGGGTCAGCGTCTAGTGCGTAGATTTGACCAGGCAATGCTTCGAGTGTTGATCCGTTGTATTCAATGTCAGGATACACCCTTGCGGTTGTGTCGTTGAATGTGTAGTTAGCCATGATGCTCCTTAGTTGTCGATTATTTCCACCACAGACACTCGGACTACCGAGGTGACTTGTGTGGCTGCTGCTTTGCCGTTGATTTGGCGTGGGTAATACGAGGTGATGTCAATGTCTGGGCCACCAGCTGCGCCGTTTGCGCCTTCTCCCCATTGGAAGATAATGCTAGGTGCGCCAGCGTTGCGGTCTGCACGAATAGCGGCAACGAGTGAATCTAGGAACGCCTCGTTGTCGAACCCTGCGTCTTCTGACTTCTGGTGCGTTGAGCGCAGGTAGCAGTCAAGAATGAATGTGTAGTCAATAGCCTTGCGACCATTGTGAGGGCCACCAAGAGCTATACGGTTTTCCTTCTGGTTCTCAATGTAGAGAAAGATGATTGCACCAGAACTATGTCCTGGGTCTTCACCTTCAAAGAAGTCACCTTCGGGAGTTAGTTTTGCTGGGAACTGCTTTACGCTTGACAAGTTGGTAATACCAGCGTTTGTCAAGTACGAAGCAACTGCAGCTCGTACTGTGGCGCGTGACATTATGCACGACCCCAGATTTGCTTGAAGTCATCCAGTAGGTCGTAGGCCATAGCCTCGTCTGTGACTGAACTTTCGGTGCGAGCCGATACTGCGGTTGGCTCACCGATTTCGTTAAGAACTAATCCACCCTGTCCACGCTCTTTAATCATTCCAACAATAAAGTGAATTACCGCTTGCTTGACCGACGCAGGTAGAGCTGAGACGTTAACGCCAGATCCGTGTGCGTACTTAAGAGGGTTGGTGAATGTCAGAGTGGTGTTGCCTGGTGTCCAAGTAGTTGCTACCTGAACGTACTCGTCTTTTTGTCCATCCCAAATAGTTAGGTTTTGCCCTGGGAAGATGCCCATGACGTTGTTGACG